GTCCGTAGTTAATCAAAGATTAGTTGCAGAAGATATTGCACAGGTAGGAATTTACGAAACAGGAGTATTCAAATCTACCCGCGTTCCACGTATTCTGAATGTTGACTTTAAGCAAATGATTAACCAACCTATTCTGCCTTTAATTTTAAAGGACGGAGTTAGCACAATAGATACTTATATTGATGTGCCAGTTCCTTACTTTATTAAGGACGCTGATTTTAATTTAGGATTTGGAAATAACATTTTAGATAATTACTATTCGCTTATTCGGTCGGTAATGGGGCAAAGTAAGATATTGACTTTGTTAGTTAGATTAAACGCGGCTGACATAAATCAGTTGAACTTCACTATCCCTATTTACTTACAACAATACGAATCATATTTTTATATCAACAAGATAGAAGGTTACTCCCCTAACTCCAATACATCATGTTCGGTTGAACTTGTAAAACTTAATCTGTAATGGAAACGAAAGAAACGATAATCTTTGAGGTTGATGTAACAAGCTATGAAAAGTCATTAGCTTTATTATCTAATTCAATCAACGCTTTAAAGGCAGACCAAAAGGCATATTTAGAAGATAGTAAAAAAGGTATTGCAGGTGCAGCCGAAGCATACGAGAAAGTTACAGTTCAATTAAAGAATCAGCAACAGGCATATCGAACAACACAGGCGGCTTTACAGGGTTATGTAGCTGGGCAAAAGTCTGGAGTTGATCTAACTAACTTATCTAATAATTCCATTCAGCAAAATAGAGATTTGCTAAAACAGTTGACCGCGCAATACATCAACACAAAGAATCCGAGCGAAGCATTTACAAAGCAGATTAAAAGCGTATCGGACGCGCTGAAACAACAGGAGGGTGCAATAGGTGACACGCGTAGAAACGTTGGTAATTATGCGGAAGGTTTCAAAGGTGCGTTATCTGCTATCACTTCAACTATTCCTGCATTAGGAGGCTTTAAGACAGCGCAATTAGGAGTTAATGCAGCAATGGATGCAAACCCTATCGGAGCGGTTATATTGCTTTTGCAGGGATTGGTGGACATATTTAAGAATAATGCGGAAGTAGCCGACCAAGTATCATTCGCATTTGCAGCCGTTAATAAAGCAGTTGGTTCAATTATAGATACTGTTGTTAATACTGTATCATCTTTAGATAATCTTACACAGGCATTAGCGCACCCGATAGATTTCATATTCAACTTAGGTAAGAATATGGCAAAAGCAGCCAAAGAAGGTTACGAGGCGGCAAAGGCTTTAGACGCGTTTGAACTTTCGGCAGGTAGGATTGACAGGGCTATACAAAAGAATCAAGTATCTATTGATGCTTTAACTAAATCATTAAAGGATAGAACAAAGACAGAAAAAGAAAGAATAGCTATTGCAAATCAAATAGCTGATACTGAAATAAAGAACGCTGATTTAATAATTCAGAAAAACCAAGAACTATTAAACGCTGAAAATTTACGTTTAAAAGGTAAGACGTTAAACGCTACTGAACAAAACAAGTTAGAACAACTTATTGCAGACGTTCAAAATGCTGAACTTGAAAAGCAGATAGTAAACGCCCAAAGACAGACGCGTATAAATATCTTACTTGACAAACAAAATACGGCAAGTGTAAAAGATAATAGCGATGAACGCGCAAAAGCAAGGCAAGAAGAATTAAGGAAGTGGAAAGAATCACAAGATATACTTAATGAGTTACTTGAATTATCTGCTAAGGGACAGCAGGAGCAATACGATAGGTATATTGAAAACTTCAACCTTAATCAGGCAGCATTAAAGCAGTTAGAAGAAAACGCTACAATGCAAATTGATTTGCAGGAGAAAACACGGCAAACGCAGGAAGAAATAGACGCTGAATTTGCAGCGAGTAATTACGCTACATTTAAAGAGTTTTACGATGCCAAAGCAAAGCTATATAAAGACGACCAAGCTAATTTATTAAACGCTGAAAAAGCAAAAGTTCAATATCAAAAAGCCTCTTTACAGGCAGCGAGTAGTATATCAGAAAACATAATAAAGTTAGTTAGCGATGTAGCGGAAGCACAGGGCGCTGGGGCTGAATTTGCAAAGGCTTTGGCATTTGTTCAGATACTTACACAACAGGCGATAGCAATTGCAACGGCTGTTGCAGGTGGAACAGAATCGGGTGCTTCAACAGGTCCAGCCGCAATAGTTTCAATTCCTGCTTTTATCGCTACATTGGTAGGAGCGGTAACGGCTGTAATTGGGGGTGCTTTTAGTTTGTTAGCTACTCCAACTCCTAAAGCTAAATTCGCATTAGGTGGCGAGGCTATTGATGTCGGTGGTAAATCACACGCACAAGGCGGAACAAAATACTACGGTGAAGATGGAAACTCATTCGAGGTTGAACGTGGTGAAAAGATGTTCGTAATGAAAGCAGACGCTTCACGTGACATAGCTAAACTATCATCGTGGAATCAAAAGTATGGCGGTAATTCGTGGACGGGTTCACCTGTAAGATACGCGGCTGCGGGTGGTGTAATCGGTAACGCGGGATTCGATACGCGTCAAGTATCAACATCTGCTTTGCAACGCGCTGAAATGACATTCGCAATTAAGGAAGCTATGTTGAGCGCGCCTGCTCCAGTTGTATCGGTTAAAGAGTTCAACCGTGTAAATTCAGGTGTGCAAAGAAGTGTTAGGGTTAGTGAGGTTTAGTAATGTGCTAACTCTTCTTTAACTCCGTAAACGTCTTTCATATAGGATATAATCTTTTTGTGATTCTTGATAGCGTTTGAGTGCATACTCTCACCATGTTTACGATAGTAGAAAAGTATTTCAGGAACAACAGTAATATTAAAATTGTTCTTTGTTGCTTTTATCCAATACGACCAGTCTTCATATCCGTTCACACCCTGCTTACCTTTTACAAACTGTTCTTCATCATACCCTCCGCTAATAGTCCACACGTCTTTCTTAAACAGCGAACAACAAAATATGTGATTTGATTTTAAGAAGTCATGATAAGTAGGGTTAGCCTTTCGTGGTTTCCAAACGTCTTTTGAATTGCCGAAACATTGTAAGAATGTTGAAACAATATCTGACTTGCCGATTGTCTTTTTAATGAAGTCGGGGTGAATCTTATCATCTGAATCTAAAGGTAATATCCAACCTCCGCTACTTGCCTTTATACCTGCATTTCTTGCCGCACTTAATCCCGCATTTTTTTGCTCAATATACTTTATTCTACTCCCATAAGAACGCGCAACAGATGCCGCATTATCTGTGCTTCCGTCATTCACTACTATAACCTCAATATTTTTGTGCGTTTGTGCAAGTGCCGAATCTATCGCGTCCTTTAAAAACTGCCCTTGATTGTAACACGGGATAACTATACTTACTTTGTCATTCCACGAATTACTCCAATGGTGAACTGTGAACGTTTCTTCTTTTACACATTCTTTAGTATAGTATTCGTCATAGCGGTAAGGGTAAAAATAAACAGGCGGTAAAATTGCAATATCACCAAACATTCCCTGTTGCCCTACGTTCCATCCGTGCAACTTCATTAAGTTAGTAAACATACGCGGGCCTGTTTCCAGTTCTATATTAGGACTAAGCCATGATATACCGTCCATTACGTCCATACAATGCTGTAAAAATGGGTGTCCTTTCTCAGCTAATATAACAGCGTTATTTACTATCCATCTATCTTCTAAGCCTAATACCAATTTGTTGTGAAGTAAACTATCTAAAGGCTTTACCGCTTCAATATCAATATCAAAGTAAATACCTCCGTTATCAAACAACTCTTGCACCCGTGCGTAGTGACCTGCTAAAGCGAAGTTTCCTTTATCAATAGCCTTTTCAACAAACGGAGTTAGCTTCACGTTATCGAAAGTGATAATCTTTATTTCGTAATCGGGCATTACTTTCTTCCACGATTCGATATACTTGTTATACTTTTCGGGAATAGGCTTATCGCTTATCCATGTGCTGAATATTATTTTAGGTATCATGCGTGTAAATTTCTATTGGTTTTCTCTTATCATCAAAACTACTACCGCACGAATAAACCTCTATCAACACTCCGTTATCAATTAAGTGAACGGTGTTGTTTCTGATTAGCTGATTCATGCAGTAATTCCATTCAAACAACTTGTAAGTGATTTCATTGTTCACGGATTGGTGAAGTATCTTTAACTCCGAGCGGTTTACTTCCTTTATCACGTAGGTAACTGTTTAATGCTAACTTTATCAATTCAGCTTCTTTGAGTGCGAGGTTCTCGCATTCTTTAGTGAATAGATTTAGCAACGTGCCGCGTATGGTGCAGGCTATTCGTTTTTCTCGAATCATTATTTCAATTTAGCAGATGAAGTAACAATAAAAGTTAGATAGCAAAAAGCCAATTTAGAAACAACCTCCCATTTAATCGGATTCAGTTGCCAGTTGCAAAATGATATTGAAAGGTAAAGTCCTAAAAGCATAACTAAGAACGCGGTGTATTTGCCCGCCTTTTGATAATTCATGTGGTGTTTATTTAGTTAGCACAAATATAAGCAAAAATAAGTAAACGGCTTTTGAATAAAAAACGAATGTAGTTTTTTGATTCGTGAAAGCAGATTTATACATTAACGGCTATATAGGTGAGATGTTCGACTTGTTCGGAGAAAGTAATAATTTCTCTATGAATAAGTTAAATGATTTCTTAGCTAATCTTTCAAGCGATGTAACCGAATTAGACGTTCACATCAATAGCGGTGGCGGTTTAGTTACCGAGGGTTTTGCGATACATGATAAGTTAGTAAACACAGGATTAACTATTAACACAATAGTTGAAGGTATGTGTGGAAGTATTGCAACCGTTATTGCTCAAGCAGGTAAGAATGGTTCGCGCAAAATGTTTCAGAACTCTGAATACTTTATACATAATCCTTTGTGGATTCCATCTGCACCAGACGCGCATACAGCCGATGATTTAGAAAAGCTAACTGCGGAATTGAAAAGAAACGAAGTTAAGTTAGTTGATTTTTACGCTAAAGTAACAGGCGCGGATAAATTAGTTCTATCTGAAAAGATGAAAGAAGAAACTACTCTATCATCAACAGAGGCTAAAGAATTAGGCTTTATAGATGAAATTATAAGCACAGACATACAGGCTTTTGTTCGCTATCGAATAGCGGCAGCCGTTCAACCTATTACAAAACAAAAAACAGATAACACAATGGCAACATTAAAAGCAGAGTTCGCTGAATTAGCGGCAAATCTTACCAATGAATTTAAGAACTTACTGAAAGGTAAAATCGTAAACGAAACCACCAAAACAAGTGAGGGCGTAGATATTTATTTTGAAGGTGAGTTGATGGTAGGTAGTAAAGTATTTTTAGATGAATCTATGACTACTCCTGCACCAAACGGAGTTCATACCGTAGGCACAAAACTATTCACAGTTGTTGACGGTGTAGTAACCGAAGAAACCGAAGTAGGCGAAGAAGTTAATCAGGCAGAAGTTGCAGCCGCTAAGATTGCTGAACTTGAAGCTAACAACGCAGCTAAAGAAGCTGAATTGCAAGCGGTAAAAGCGGAGAAAGAAACTCTAATTGCAAACGTAGCTAAACTTCAAACCGAGTTTGTAAACTTTCAGAATAAGATTGTTACAGGTGGTAATAACATTTTTGATGTTGCACCACTTGATAAAAACAACACACCCGAAAAGACTGGTGTAATGGCACAGGTTATGGAACTTAGAAAGTCAAAAAGCAAATAAATTTTAAAACACTAAAAACAAAATAGAAATGGCAAACGCAGTAACCACAATCGCAGACAACAACTCATTAGCTTATGAGTTATTTTGGAAACCACTTTTAAACGACCCGAAGATAAACGCTTTGCCGTTTATGCTTCATTCTGGTAAAATAGGAAAAGAACTTTATTTCGATTCTGAATTTACCGATTCACCAACCATTAAAGCTACTTGCGGTTGGGATTACAAAACAGGAACAGGAATAACTAAAAAGGCTCTTGACCCTGTTGAGTTAGATTTCTCTTTCGAGCAATGTTATACCGTATTTTTGAAGTCTATCTTTGGTGATAACTTGCCAGACGGATGGAGAAAAGGTGAACTTACTCCCGAAATTGTTGACCGTATCGTAACTAAGCAGTCAAATGCTTTCAATACAAATATGCTTTATGCTTTGTTCTTATCTGATACAGGCGGTTCTACTCCTTGGTTAGCGGGTATTGACGGTGTTTACGCTAAATTGTTAGCGGGTGTTGCAGCGAATGACGGAACTGTTGATGTAGGTGCGGTATCTGATTCGGATATTAACCTTACCAACATCGAAGGCACTATGTATGAAATATACACAGCGCAAACTCAACTAATGAAAACTTTCGAGAACTCTCAAAAGGCTTTCATTGTTACTCAAACAGTTTACGAAGCATGGGCGCGTTATCTGCAAATTGCAACAGGCGTTCAAGGCAACCTGATTGACCGTGCAAGTGTTCAGAATGGTGTTACTGGTATCACTTATCAGGGTGTTCCGATTATCAATGCTAACTACGTTGACAGAGGAATTGCACTTTACGATTTGACTGGTTCACCTGCTGCACCTGCAAACCCTAACAGAATTATCCTTACCGTTCCAAGTAATCACCACATCATGATTGACGGAACAGGCTTTGAAATGATTGAGCCTTTCTACGAAAAGAAAGATGACATGGTTTATAGTCCTGCTTCTGCAATGATTGATTACCAATACGGTTACGGAGAATTGAACGTAATCGCAGGATTCTAAATGAAATAAGGCGGGGGTTAATTCTCCCGCCATTTTTTAAACGCATAAAATAAAAAGACATGGCAGATTGCAGCACATTACTCACATCACTTGACCCAAGTTGTGAGGCTAAGAAAAAGAAAGGCGGAGTTAAAAAGAAAGTATGGATAGGGTTCTTTGACGTTATGACGTTCACTGAAGATGTTGACGGATATGTTGACGCGGTTACGCTTACAAGTGCTTCCCCTGCAAACGTTCTATACACTTTCGAGGGTAAGAAACTAAAGAACAACGGAACATTTGAAGGTCAGGTAGGTGAGAATACTAACACTATCAATCAGAATTTGAACTTAGTTCTATTCTACTTTACACCTGAGGAGCGCGGAGCGATTAACGATTTGTTTACTGCCGAAGATGTGGTAGTATTTGTTGAAACCGAAGGAGGACAGATTGAAATTTGGGGATATGATACTGCTTTGAATGCTTCTGCTTTAACAGGTGGAACTGGCGCAGCGTTAAACGATTCTACCGCTATCACAGTAACATTAAGCGGTCAGCAAGACGGATTGCCAAAAGTGCTTAAAACGGGCGCTACATTAGCAGATGATGTTGCTTATCTAAACGCACTTGTATAATGGCTAAAGAAGTTTCTCCCGAACTTCTCGAAAGGCTTAAAACATATTTGAACGAAAGGGAGAGAAGTGAAACAACGCTTCTCTCTTTTTTTTACAAGGAAGTGTTCGGGCGCGAATTAAGAATAAGTTGCGGAGGGTGTATCGAAGATGGAGTAAGACATTTAAAAACAATTTCAGAAAAAAAACAAAGACAAATCATGAACGGAAATTACAAATGGATAGGCGGAGATAGAACGGCAAAGATTAAGTTTCAAGGTAAAGCGGTTGAAATAGGTAAAAAGAATTTCACCGATGAGTATGGCGAAACATTATCTAATATACCTAAATACGCGCACTTAGTAGAATTTGCTGGAGGTCAAAGCATGGGGGAGTTAAAAGGAAGTTTAGAGGGGATTGTAAAAAAGGAATCAGAGGGTATTACATCAATCTCAAAAGAGCCGTTGATAGAAAAGCCAACTGCGAAGAAGAGAGGCAGAAAACCGAAATTGACATAGAAAGATTTGAAGCGGTCGAGGTAAGTGAGAAAGGGCGGGGAACTCTAACTACATCTGAACTCGGCTGCCTCAAATCACATTTAAACGTTCTTTTAAAAACTGATAGTGAGTTGACTTTAATACTCGAAGATGATTTTGCACTATGCGAAAACTTCGATGTTGAATTAAAGAAAGTGTTGGGAGAGTTGCCAAATGATTTTCAAGCCTTATGGTTAGGCGGTAGGATAGTTGGTGAACGTGAGAATTATAGTGATAGTTTAATGAAGATAAAAGGCATTACAGGAACTTATGGTTACATCGTTAATCATTTATTTATTGATAGCCTTATTCATGAATTATCAAAAGAAGATAAGTTGGCTGATTGGAGTATGTCGAGAGCGTTTAAAAGCGTTTATAAGACGAAAAGGAACTTAGTTAAACATCGTGACGGATATAGTTATATTTTGAATAAAGAAGTTGAATACAAAGATTTAAGATGAACACATTTAAAAGGGCGAGAGGTTTAGTGTCGGGGTTTGTAGCCTTGTTTACACCTGAAATAAAAGATACTTCGATTGGTATATTCAAATACGGAGTTGATAATCTTTTGCCTAACAGATTACTGAAATATATTTCCGATAGCGGAGTTGCTCGCAGGGCGGTAAGTAAGGTTAGTGAGTATATTGCTTCGGATGGTTTTGTTGATAGAACTTTAGCAGATAAGAAATTAAACCCAAAACAAACGGCTGATAAGTTATTAGCTGAAATAGCAAACTACGCAGCGTTCTTTAACGGTTTTGCTTTACATATTTCACGTAATGCAAAAGGTGAGATAGCGAGTGTAAAGAATATCCCTTTCCAATGTGTAAGACAGAAAACAGATTTAAACTTTGTTGAAGTAAATCTAACATACGGACAGCCGAAGTATGACAAAGGACAGTCAAAGACTTATCCTAAATACTTTGGTGAAGTATTACCAACTAACCTATTAACTAAGCCTGAATACAAAGATGGCGAAGTCCTTTATGTGTTCAAAGAAACGGCTGATAATGCTTACTACCCTATTCCCGATTACTACGCACAAATAGAGGACATAAGAACAAGCGCGGAGATTAGTAAAATGGATTTGGAGTTGGCGTTAAACGGGTTTATGCCGTCTATGATGATAACGGTATGTGGAGATATTGACGATACCACTAAGGATGATAGCGGAATGACTGAACTCGATTACGTTCACGAAGATTTTAAGCAGTTTACAGGTCAGGTAAAAAATAGTGAAGGTTTAAGTGGTAGGTTTAAAGCAATGCTAAACTTCGCAAAGAGTAAAGAGGAAGTTCCAGTATTACAAACGCTTGACATTAAAAGTATCTTAGACAGTTCAAACGCTAAAAGGGATGTAATTGATAGGGCAGTTTGTAGATTGTTTGGCGTTCACCCTGTTTTGTTAGGCTATGCAGATGCTTCCGTTTTGGGTAATACTCAAAGCATGGCTAACGCTTCGCTTGAGTTGAATAGAGTAGTTAATTCGGCTCAAAGAATGATAACGGAGGCTTTTGAAAAGTTGTTTCCGTTGGGTGATTGGACTATTTCTGAATACACACCTATCACTTACGTTGACCCTGCATTATTTCAGGATATGACACAGGATGAAAGACGTAATAAATTCTTAGGATTAGAGCCTATTGAAACTTCCGCACCTGTTGAAAGTGAAAAAACTATCAAGGCTTTGAGTTCACTTAGTCCTTTAGTTGCTAATAAGGTTCTTGAATCACTTAGTAAGGACGAGATACGCGCATTAGTTGGACTTGCACCCGATAACAAACAAACTTTACCCGATGTCCCAGTTAATTGATAAGAATGATTTTATAGGTATAGTTCCGATGTCGGTTAATATACCCGATGTAAACGTTAATCTGCATTGTTTAGACGCTCAAAATATTGATACGTTCCCGATAATGCCAGTAACAACGGCAGGGGTTAATATGCTTACAGATATTGAAAATGCAACAAGCAGTAGTAACCCTGAATTGATGGCTTTTTTCACTACATATTTAAAGCCTTTTATGGTTTGTATGGCACATGCAAGATTCTTATTGTGGCAGGGTAATAACATTACACAATTTGGAATAAGAATAAACGGTGAAGATACTTCCGTTCCTGTTACTGATAAAGTAAGGGCGGAGTTAATTGCAAGTAGCGAACACAAAGCAAACGTTTACATGATGAAGTTTAAAGAGGCTTTAGAGTTAGCTAATTATACTTTTGATACTGTTGTTTATTCGTATAAATGCAACAATAAACCACGTGCTAAAACAAGGATTAAAGCTATATGAGTTATATCAGCGCGGTAAATGTTATTAAGGCGGTAGCGGAGGCAGTTAATCCTTCGGGAATATTTGTTCACGGTAGAACGTGGGACGCTTCATTAGAGTTTAACAACTTAGATTCACAGGTGTTTTTATATCCATTTACTGGAACGGTTGATATGAACAATCACTACTTTGAGAATTGGAATGTGGTAATGGGTTTTTACTTTCAAGATACGCAGGATTCAACAAACGAATACAGGCAAGATTTAATTCAGAACGCTGATATATTAACTCGGTTGTTTTTAGCTACTATCTACCCTATTGAGGGAATAAATATTGAGGGTATAAGAATAGAGCCTAAGTATCGCCAAATGGCAGGAACGTATAGGGGAATGATTCTAAACTTCAACTTGCAAACCGTGACAGACTTATGTTCGATTACTGTTGACGATATTATTATTCCGCCTGTTGAAACATTATGCGAGGCAGTTCGCGCGTGTGTTGGTAATGTGACTGCTTTAGAGTTTAGCGGTGCGAATACTACCACTTACACAAAAACGGAATTGATAGGCAAAGAGGTTTTGTTAGTTGCAACGGACGGACGGATAAGAAAGTCAAGCGATTATAGTTTCAATTCAACTACGGGAGTTATCACATTTATTTCAGCGATACAATCGGCACAAAAAATATACATACTATACAAATGAAAAAACTATTAACGCTTCTACTTTTAACGGCTTCTTTAATTTCAAAATCGCAAATCACGAATGACTGGTATGACCCTTCAATCTTTTATGGCAATGCTAAATTTGAGGACACCATAAAAATAGTTCCTTATGCTAACGTTGGTTATGTTTTAACTTCCGACTTAGAAGGTAATGCCACATGGCAACCTAACACGGGAGGCGGAGTTGATTCAATCTTTCAGGATGGTGATAGTATAAAATATACATTAGGAAGCGATGAATATGCGTTCTATAATCAAGCTACTGGTGGAGGTTCAACTGTTGACACTTCTAACTTTTGGAATATCAACGGCAATACTGGAACTACATCGGCTAACTTTATCGGCACAATAGACGGGCAGCCTTTACATATTCGTTCCGATTCTGCCATTTACGGAGTAACCGAAACAGCCTTTTTTGAGTTTGGTAAAAACATATACGCAAACCTTGATTCAACTTTATTTCCAAGTGGGTTTCGTGTTTTAACCCAACCAACGCCCGGAGTTTATGGAGGTATGTGGGTATTAAATCAAACCGTTGATGGTCAATTGTTTCCTTATGTTACAACTGCTTCACACGATAGTATTCGCGGAATAGATACCCGAACCGAAGCGGGAGCAGGGCAATGGGAATGCGAGGTATTTGTTCCGAGTGAAACAGATTCAGGTTCTTTTGATGTAGGCAATATTAAAGTAACTTCCTACGGTTTTGACGCAGGCCCGTATCAAAAAACATCGTGGTTCGCTGTAAACTGGCAAGCAGGGTATTTTTATTTGGGTAGTAAATTCGACCATCAAACAACTATTTATGGCGATACTTCTATTAGAAAGCTAACTGCGGTAAGCGATAGCGGTTTTGTGTTTAAAAACTTACCCAATGCAAGCGATTTAGGCGAAAGCGATTCATTGACTGTTTTTGTAGAGAATGATACGTTTAAGTTTAGAAGTAATTTGCCTATTGATTACGGGATTATTGGGGGCGGTGGCGGTGCAACAGGTGCAACAGGTGCAACAGGGAGTGACGGAGCAACAGGTGCAACGGGAGCGCAAGGAGTTACAGGCGCAACGGGCGCAACAGGTGCAGGCGAATCATTCACTATAATAACATCGGACGTAACTACATCGGCTTCATCGCTTTCGGACGTTACGGGATTATCATTCCCTGTAACAAGCGGGAAAACCTACCGATTCTCATTTATGATTCCATATACAAGCAGCGCAACAGCAAACGGAGCATTATTTAGCATAAATGGCGCATCGGTATCGCTATTGATTTTCAGGTCGTTTAATCAAACTACAAGCGGCAATAATATTTTTCACGGGAATACTTACGATGCAGGCTCGGTAGCGGCATCAAGCGCAACTGGAAATAACATGGCAACTATTGACGGGACACTTATTGCAACGGCAACAGGAACTGTAATCGCTCGGTTTGCTTCGGAGGTAGCTACAACACAATCAATAACCGCGAAATCGGGCGCAAGTGTATATTATAAACAATTAGACTAAATAAAATGGAAACAAAATCAATCTTACAATCGAAAACATTTTGGGTAAACGTAATAGCTTCATTATTGGCTATTCTTTCAATATTCAATCCTGAATTATTGAACGGGTTTGGCTTAGGCGCTGACGCTCAAACAAAGGCACTTAGTATTATTGGTGCATTAACTACTATTCTAAACATCGCTTTGCGGTTTGTGAGTAACACTCCGATAACTCCGATAATTAAGAAGTAATGCTTTTGCAATGGCTTTTAGAGAACGGCAAAGACCTTACAGAGGTTGCTATCCTTGCTGGTGGTATGTATGCTATTTTTAAGAAGTCAAACAATATCGAAGCGGGGTTAAAAGAGATTCCAAAGATTAAAGAAGAATTAGACGAGGTAAAAAAAACGCTAAACAATATTCAGGCTGTTGTAAATGCTGGTTCTGCCGATAACATAGCGAACAAAGTGGACGCGGTAATAAAAGCTAATAGGATCGCATATAAGCGCGAACAATACATTAGGGAACTAACACACCAACCTTTCTACGAATGCACCGAAAACGGAGATGCCTTTGTTTTAAATGACGCTTTACTTGAATTATTAGGACTTGAAATAAACGAGGCTTTGGGGTATGGCTGGATAAAATCTATTGTTGACTTTGAGCAAGAAAGGGTTTTAGCGGAATGGGAACGCGCTGTTAGATACGGTAGTGAGTTTAAGGTTGAATACACGCTAAAAAAGACAAAGCAGAAAGTTTTGTCTGTTGCTAAAATAGCAAGGGATGAGGCGGGTGAAATTCAGTTTATAATCGGGACGGTTACTAAAATTAGTTAGTAAACAATTTTGTTTATTATATTCGTGCTATGGACTTTCTAACACCAGAAGAAGAAAACATATTTGAGGCTATAATAGACGGCACAATCTTTTTAGCTTTGGACGGAATTGAGATAACAGACGAATTGAAAAACATTTTATATACACCATTAGAAAACGTAAAACCAAATCATCATGAGCAATCAAAGTATCTACCTATTAACCATATTAATGACTATTGCAAGTTGTAATCAAACAAAAAACATTAACGCGTATGTTGTAAAGCATTGCCAAGAAGTTCATTCAGTTGACATGGCAACAGGTCAGGCGAATATTGCTTTTAAGTGCGATTCACTTTACAATTTTAGTGAAGTTGCAAAGGTTTGTAGTAAGTCTGAAATATGCTTTGATGTTAGCAAAGGACGGATACAAGGCGAAGTAAAATGTGGTGATGAAAATACAAGTTTAGTTGACATTTTTAAGAACTTAGTAAAGCAAATCAAGTTTAAATGATTTGGCTAACTGCTTTTTTTGAGGCTGTTTCTAAAGTTTTCGGATTCGCTGAAAAGGCTATACCGTCCGATGTTATCCGTAACGATAACCATGTTATACGCAAACCGAGAATAGAGGGCGCGGAACGTGCAAAGATTCTCCGAAAGTGTAAGACGTTTTTAAAGCATAACAGACACACCAATATTGAAACGTATGTGAATTACACTTACGATTCTTTGGACTTAGAAGATAGAAACGAATTGATACAACTATTGACCGAATGGAAATCAAACTTGTAAGAGAGCATTTTAATAGTGAATGCACAATAGGCAGTTTGTTTATTGACGGCTCACATCTATTCACTTTAGAAGACGTTGACCGTAAACTGTCACAGGATGATGATTTAAGCCATGTGAAAGATATTAAGGTATTCGGTAAGACGGCTATACCTTACGGACGCTATGAGGTTGTAATGACTTTCAGCAACAGGTTTAAAAAGATGATGCCTTTACTTTTGAACGTGAAAGGGTTTGATGGGGTAAGAATACATTCAGGAAATACGGACGAAGATACGGAGGGCTGTATATTGGTAGGCTACAAAAAGGACGTTTTAAATAATCAGATATTACAAAGCCGTCCTGCTATTGGTGAAGTTTACATGATACTATCGGAGGCTGTGAAACGTGAAAAGGTTTATATCGAAATAACAAAAGCAAATGTATAAGAAACGCACAAAGAAAAACGGACGGGCAACTAAGTTGAAAAACAAAAGAAAGTCCACAAAGAAATACAACGGGCAAGGTTAAATTTTCATGGTTTGTTTAGCAGGTGGCGTAGTGATACGCTGCCTGTTTTTTTGGACGTTTTCGGGAAGTTAGCGAGTGCTTCTTTTACTACTCTGCCCTTTTCGGTTTGCTTTGCCATTACGCGAATTTAGTTATTTTAAATAAACATTCTGCTGTGCTATAAATTGTTCTATTGTAAGCGGTTCTATTCCTGCTAACTCCCTAACCTTATTCTCCTTTTCCAGTTCGGATAAACTATCATCGTTCAGTATCGCTTGTTTTTGAATATGATAATCTGACGTTGCTCGCCTAAATCTTTCTTTTCGGGGTAGTAATTCTGGCTTATGTTGTGCCAAGTAATCATAGAGGCTTCCAGCCTTTCGAGAATCAACTATCTTTAACTCTAATTTGGTTTGTTGCAATAGCCATGTCTTTAATTCCAAAGCGTGTTCAAATGTTTGTAGTGTAGCAAGTTCTTTTTGGGGTTCTGTAAAACATTCTCCATCTTCAAGCCTTGCCCACTCATTCGCAATTTGAACAAAGTAATATTCTCCTTTATCGGTAATCGCTTCTTTGTGTTTCTCAAAATTCAACCTTTCAGCCTCTTTTATCCTGTCCTCGAAATATTCATCCAAAGCTATCAAAATAACTTGCCCGTCTATCCTATCATAACTTTTGCCATAATAACCAGATTTAAAGTAATCTGAAAAAAGTTTCAAGTCCTCTATTTTTAGACGGTTATATTTTGCAAGTAACAAGCGCGAAGTTTCTTTCACCTGCTCCGCCCCCATTCCTTTACCGACTGAAAAGTAATTACACAAATCAATAAGAATTACATTTAAGGCGTGTATAGTCTTTTCTTCGCCATTCTCTTTACTGATTACCGATAACGGCTTAGAATCGCTTTGTATTACGTCACGAACAGATTTAATACTAATCGCCTTGAAGTGTTGCAAGGGACTGGTTAAGAAGTTCGTCAAGTTCATTTCGTTTTTGACTGGTAGCATTGTTGAATTTTTTGTTATTGTTTGACCATGTAATTAACCTACGTTCAGCGTCCCATGTTTTTTCTAACTCGAAGCGCATTTTCTTTTTGGTTTGTGTTGGTTCTGACCAATAGCGGAAAAAGGCAACTATCATTTCGCGCCCGTATTTATCAACAAAAGGTTTTAGAGTTTCGGCAAATTGATTTTGACGCGTTTCTATGTCTTTTGCTTTTACTTCTTCTATTTCCTTTACTTCTTCTTTATCTATTTCTCTTTCTTCTTCTTGTAGAGTATTAACTACCCTACAAAATAGGACACTTTCTGTAATATCATTCTCTTTTAAACTTTTAAAAATAGAATTATGAGCGGGTGATTTTTCGCTTAATTTCCCATTTTGAAAGTAGCAAAATCCATTTAAAAAGTATTTGCCGTTATCCATTTTTGTAATAGGCAACTTTTCCAAATCAATTTCAGATACCTTTTCGCCAATGTAAATAGAGGCAACTTTTGAGTTAAAAGAGAATATACCCGCTCCGTCACATTTGCTCTCGCAATATCTTAACAGTTCACGGAGTTTACATGGTAATTCAATATCCCAGTCCTCCTCAATTCTTTGTGTGTTGTAAAATCGTTTAGCCATAAAAACCTACCCGACATAACCACAAAGTCGTATCCGTTGCGCTGTGGTGC